ATTCATTGCGTCACGCATTTCCTCTTCTCTGTTGTTTATAAGCTCTCCTCCCGTAAACTCGGCTTTTGGCATTTCCCCACCAGTAGCAGCTGTACCTTCTTCTTGTGGTATCATTTCTCCTTCACCGCCTTGCTGTTCTATAGCCTCTTGCTTCTGTTGATCTTGTTCACTATTCTGTAAAACATTCTCAGCTGTAGCAGGATCTATTTCATTATCAATTTCTTCACCACCAAACACTTCTTCATAGGCCTCTGGATCAGCAGCTTTTAAAAACGATTGCGATATGTTTTTAGCCTGATCTAAGTTAGCGAAACCATTATCTCCAACAGGACCATCAAAAAATACATTTTTAAAGAATTGATTTTGTTCTCCTTTGTTTTCTCTTATGTAGTTATCAACTACACTATTGTAATCATTTTTTACTATTGCATCAAATAATGTTTCATTTATATCATTTGTGCGCATGTAGTCTTGTATAACAAATTGACTTTTAATTGGTAATCTATCAAAAGCATCATCACCATATTTACCATCTATATACTCTTCAGCTTTTTCTTCTGCTTTCTCTACAATATCACCAAGCGTTTCTTGCACAGATTCATTTGATCTAATACCAAAATCAGCTTTCATTTTTTTTGCCTTTGTCAAATCGTCTGTTATTCCTAAAGAAATACCCATGCCTGCTTTAACTTCGTATTTCCCATTATCTAATGGCTGTATGAACGCTTCAAAGGAATCAGTTTCTTCATGATAGCCTTTCATTTGTGGATTTTCTAATCCTGCAAGTGTTTGAATATAATTAGGGTATGCTTGCATTTTAAGAGCTTTATTAATAAATAAAACACCATCAGCATCTTGCAAACCTTCTTCTTCAATAAGTTGTTCTATAGTATCATCAGAATCTGCGTCATCAAAGTGACCACCATTAGCGTACTCATCTTGCTCTGCAAGTTTGTATAACCTTTCTAATTTGTCGTTCATTATTGTCCTAATTGATTTTGTTGATAGAATCCAATGCCATCTTGTCCCATACGCTGTGCAAAACCTGCAGATCCACCGCTTATATTTGGGCCTCCACTAACTACTCTTGGGGTAAATCCTGGACCTACACCACCTTGATTAGCACCTACACCCATAGCTGCAGGAATCAATGGTGATTGCATCATTGCTTCTGGCACCGTTGGTAATGGCTCCATTTTTGGTAAAGGCTCTTCTTTTCCTCTGCCTCCTAATAAATCTTTAACACCGCCAACAACACCTTTTACAACATCGCCAACTCCTTTGACTACAGCCTTAACGCCTTTGCCTACAAATTTAACAGCATCTTTAGCAACTTTAATTCCAGTAGTCACAACCTTCTTAGCTACCTTGGCAACTTTAGTCACAACTTTTTTAGCAACTTTAACGCCTTGCTTAACTACTTTTGCACCTGTTTTTACAACTTTCTTAGCTACCTTAGCTCCAGTTTTAACAACTTTTTTTGCAACCTTGCCAACTTTTTTTCCTACTTTTTTTACGCCCTTTTTAATTTTCTTTATAGTCTTTTTAATTTTTCCCTTAAGTTTTTTAAAAAATCCCTTTTTTTTCTTTTTTCTTCTTTTTCTTTTTCTTCTTCTAAAGAATCCACCAAAACCAAACTCTTCTTTTTCTTGAGATGATAAAAAGTCAAAAATACCTTCACCTTCTGGAACATCGTCAGTAAGTTCATTGTACTCTGGAACATGTCCTAAAAGACCACCTTCACTATATTGTGTTGTTCCATATGTGTTACCATATCTTGCAGCACTTTGATAATATTGCTGTGCTTGAAATTGACTTGCTTGTGCTTGTCTGTTTCTTTCAATGCCTTCTAAATAAGCATCACGTATTTCTTGTTTTCTTTGAGCTACTGCCTCTTCGTATTCACGTTGTGCTTTTGCTCTTGCAGCTTTACGAGCCTTGTCTCGTTTTTTCTTTCCACCAAGTAGCGATATACCTATACCTATCAAAGCGCCTATTGGTCCAGCTGCCATACCAAGTTTTGCAGTTAATGCTGTGCCTACTGCTGTTCCAGCTACTTTAGCTCCAATAAAAGCACCTGCACCTGCACCTGATATACCAGCTCCAAGCATTTCACCACCTGTGAATGTAGTTGGATCATCATCATCAAACGCACTTCTTACAAGTCTTCCTGCTAAGTATGTAGGTATTGCTGCACTTGCTTTACCAGCCATTAAGTTACCATAGTATGATTTAGATGCAGCAGCAAATTTACTCGGCGCTAACTCAAAACCTGCTGGCATTTGTCCTCCAGGCAATAACGAAGCTTCGGATCCTGTTACAGGGTTTATTATTTGCGTTGCACCTCCTGAACCTGGTATAGGACCTGCATATCTTATTTTGTCAACGAGATTACTTACACCTTTGCCTTTAATTAAACCTTCTTTACCAAATAGTTGTTTACCTAACATTGCTGCTTGAGGAACCATACCTGCTATTTGCCCCATTCCTATTTTTTGTCTTTGATCAAAAGCTGGCTCAATATATGGGACTTCGGGAAACATAGCTTGTGCAGCAGAATACGCTGTATAGTTACCCATATTGTTTTGGTTGTATGCATACGCAGGTATTGTATTATTATACATATTTTGTGCCTGTGTATTAAAATCTCCATACGGGCTAAACATATTTCCGTATTGTTGCTGTATTGATGTAACGTCTGTTAGTGCCATTAATTAAAAGATTTTCGGTATTTAGCCATTATTGCAAAGATATTAAATTTTTCTTGAGTTCTTGCTGTTAGCTTAACTCTCAGATAAGTACCAGTTAATCTAGGGTTTTTAGATCCTGCAAATAAATTTCTTATTGGTGCTCTTAAAACACCTTCTCTATATTTGTGTAAAGTGTCTTGAAACTCTGTTTCTGTTTGATAAAATGGATTATTATCAGTTTGTATATTTTGTCTACCTATATCACTAAAGTCTGTAACAAATTCTATTTTTTCTACATATCTACCTATATCTGTTGATGCTATATTGTTTGAATTTACAGCTTTGTTACGATCTGTTTGGTTAACAGAAGTCCCATAATATACATTATTAATGTCACCTGTAGACATTACTACATTTAAATTGTCGAATTTTTTATTTTCACCAGGCCCTTCATTTATTACTTTTTCTACATAAGAAGCGTGTATTACAGGCGTTCTTGTAGACATTGGTGCATCTACAGTTAGTTCGTCATCTATTGCGTATGAATCCGTAGATGTTATTGTAATATTAGACTCATACATAAAACCATCTTGTGCATCAATTGTTGCTACAACGTTACCTGTCTGATCTTTAATATCGTATGTTCCATCAGGATAATTTGATCCTGGATCTAAAATGTGTATTGCTGTTATTACTCCACTTGCATTAACCGCAGAAACCTTCATAAGAGAAACAAATCCAGAAGTATTTTCATAATTTAAATCAAACGCTATAGCAGAATTTTTTGCGTGTAACTGCGTATCAGAAAAGTATGTAGTTTTATTAGCATGTTTATGATCCCATTGCCACAACTGCATGCCGCCTTCAACTAATTCGTGAGCACCATATGCATATTTTGCTGGATTCCAGTAGTAATTATTAGAAGTACCATATGATCCAGATAATTGCGCTCCCGATATTACAGAACCTGTATAGATTGAACCAGAAACATAACTAACATTTTGAAATCCTGCCGATAAGTTTCCAACCGAACCATAGTACAGCCATGGCACTCTTGATTTTGGTGTTAATAAATTTCCTTGATGTTCAATCCATTGTTGTGGATAAACTGAATATTTACTAACAACTGCATTAAGATCTTCACTAAAAGCTATTGTTGTTGAAGTAAAAAACTTTTCAGCATAACCGCCACTACCTTTACCATCTGGATATTGCGCATTAATATTTCCAACATTTGACAAATCTAATGGATTTCTTCCTACTACTTCATATGTTGTAACGCCTGTAGATTGGTTAACATTTCTTCTATTTAAAACATAGTTTCCTTCAGGATATTTTGTTCTATCATATTGATCTATTCTCAATCTATCGTTAAATGTAAGATATAATGTATTATTTTGATAGTCAAAACCTCCGTGTATTCCAATGAAATATAGAGGCATATCAGCTAAATTAACCCTAGGAGCTTTATGATATTTATCTTTTATATTTAATCTACCATATTCTATTGCTTTTTTAAATAAATCTCTACAACCTATTTCATCTGACAATACTGTAAATTGTTTTGATGTATCAAACTTTAGTAGCTTAGCATATCTAGAGTCAAAAAAGTACAAACCTGATTCACTAGCTATAACACTATGCATATGTTGTGTACCATACTTTACAGATATATATTGATGCGACTCAATTGTATCTCCCGATCCAGTAAATAATGTTTGCCCACCCGTGGCATCTGACAAAAATGTTCTTGGATTAACAAGTAATTGTCCAAATGCATTTTCTTGTACAAAATATATTTCATTATTAAAATTAATCAGTCTATTTATAGATCCGTGTATAGCCTCTACATCATAAAAGTTAAATATAGGAAACACTCTAAATGCATCGCTTTCTTCTCCAGCTAATTTAGTTTTTGAATAAGCTACTTCATATGGTAAGTCAGTAAATTCACAATCTCTTTTTTTGACGCTTAAATAGCTTTTTGTATTATTTTCTTGTGAGTATACTGGATTGTAAAACCAATCGTTTGAGAAAGGTGGAGCAGTTTGATCAAATCCTTCTACATGATCATTATTACCTAAATTTAAACCACTTCTCATTTCTGTATTAACAAAAGACTCACAAGGAAAAACAATCCATTTAGAATAGCTTTTATCTGGATATGGTGATGTTGTCATTTGATGAGAGTATATACCTACAAATGTATCTCCGCCAAAAACAGTTGATAAATGATGAATATCATTCCTACCATGTCCCTGTCTAAGCTGATGTTTATTACCTGCTGCAACCCATCTTGTATTTTCTAATGCGTCAACACTATTACCGCCATATTGATTATTATTTGTTCTGTAAATATTTCCATAATAATAATATGGTAAATGTACTTCTCCATGATTACAATCTTCACCATGAGCATTTATGGTTGGTCTTGATGCTTTAGATGCTTTCCAATCTTGATTCATTGCGCAATATGATGGATCTTTCATTGGCAAATAATCCCACGAACCTTTCCAATCTGTTTGCAGAAGTATTGCTCTTGTTCCCATTTGCAAAGTACTAATAGTATCATAGTTAACGTCAGCAGCTTCTAAATCAGCATCTATTTTTCCATACTTCATATAACTTCTCCAAGCTCCAGTATCTATTTTTGCATGTCCTAATGTAAAATTTGAAAATCCTGGTCTACTCCAAATGTACTGATTATTATTTGAAGTGTATGTTTGTTTAAAAAAACCAGAAGCAACTATTTCACCGTCTACTATCTCTTTACCTCTAACTATTTGTCTTTCGTACCAAGGAACAAAACTACTTATATTGCCACTCCACCCAGTAGCTAAGGATATTGTTGTACTTCCGTTTGGATTTATAGGTGACGTATAGTTAGCAGTCACGCCATCAACCGTACCTTTTGCCGAATCTATTGAACCTGGATTATGAACATACTGGGCATGACCATTGTACTTATTATAATGTTGGTCGCCATTAAAATGACCATGATCTGTATACAAAGCAAAATATGGATCAAAAACATAAAGTTTTCCCACTAAAGCTCCTGCTTTTTTATCTGTCAACGTTGTTTTCTTTGAAGAAAAAAACAATGTGTCATGTTGATTTTTTGAAGCATAATCGGTAAAAGGATTGTAAGAAGTATTAGCATGACCTATAGATATATCGTTAATCGTGTTTCCATCATTCATGTCCGCATGATGATCGTACCTCCTTTGATCGTACAGTTTCATTACAGAAACTATTTTTAATTTGTCTTCTGCTCTTGATAAATAAGGTCTTATTCCAAAAGTGCTATCTGGAGAATACATAAGATGTATATTTCCTATAGTATTTACATTTAATGCAGGGCCTGCTGGACTACCAGAACCGCCACCATTTCTCCTTCCCATACTAAAACTTCCAAAATATCCTGATCCAGCATGAAAATTATCACCAACAGAACTATCGCCTTCATTAAGATATAAAGGTTCTTTGTCGTCAGTAAACCCAACACATCTTGTACTTAATTCTGCTAACCCTACATAACCATTTAAAACTTGATCATATATTTGATCTACATTATCATCTATTATATTTTCTGTATCATTAGCATTTACTGTACCGTAATAGCCACCGCTACCACCAGCCGCAGGGCCATAGTTTATTGTTTGATTTAATAAACCTGATTGAACAATTGTTCTATCTGTTTCTGTTCTTTCTGCTCGTACAACTTGAAATCCAGAAATTCTTTTTAATACATGTAAAGGTATTTTAAAACTAAAATCTAAAGCTAAATCAAATGTAAGATGCTGACCTTCTCTATTTTCAGGAAGAAAACCAAAACGTTTTGCATTACCATGTGAATTTATATCTGTTCCATTTATACATGCAGTATCATCATATTTTAAACCAGCCGCAGGAACAGGGCCACTTCCATTTGCAGATATTCTATAATCTTGACAATCAGAATTTTCTTTAAATCTTGTTGCACCAGATCCATAATTTCTTCCAATACCTGTTATAGTCCCATCGTTATCTGGACCAAAATTTAAATCTAACTCCCATGCTTTATCGTGATGTTCTGGCATTTGTATATCTCCTATCCATAAAACATTTCCAGGATCACCATTTAAATCATAAACTAAAACTCCAAATCTATATGTTTCTCCTCTTTGATAACCTCTTTTACTACCAGCAGCCATAGGATCTTTGTTTGAACCTATATTTAATGTTGCAGTAAACTCTGTTGATGTATTATCTTCTGATGATTCATAATCAGGAGGACCACCTGCCTTCCATATGTTATCAGTTTGGAAGCTATCATTTTTTATATTAGTAGATATAAATGCAGAATTACCATCATTTTTTCCTCCCCTGTTATCTATTGTGTCTGATACTTTAGGCACCTGTCTAAATGAAACCATACAACCACCCAGACCATTTGTACCACCTTCATTTTGATAATAACCATAGCTTTCTGCACCTAACACTCTTCTTTCTCCATTGCCACCCATATTTGAAAAAACATCATTGCTGTATAAACAGCTATGCGTGCCCCTAAGGTATCTATGTGCTGTATCATAATTAAAACCTTTACCATCTAAAGGAACATAGTTTGATCCACCCGATACTTCAGTTACAAGTGTTTCATCTAAAACCTCAGCGGATAATTGTGCAGCTGGTGCATAATATTCTTTTACTTCTGGATCATTTGTTGTCAACGAACCATGTCCAATTACGGTAGGATTATCTTTACTATCCTGATTAAATCTTCTAACTTTAACATTCCATTCTTTTTCAGAAATATAATTTCTTTTTTGTCTCAAGTTAGCAGCAAATAATACATTGTCTTTTATTGCAATATCTTTACATATATCCCAAGTATTAGAAGGTATAAGTATTTTTTCTAAACCATCTGCAATAACATCAAGCAATGTTGTGTGTTTAAAATTAACTACACCTGAGTTAGGTATAGATTTTTTAACCACCTCTGTAACTTGTGGAGGAACATTTAAATTGTTATAAAATAATGCGTAAATCTGCACTTGATCAAAATCAGTATCTAAATCTTTAATACTTAGTTCGAATCCATCAGCAGATATAGATCCTGGAGCTCCACCTTGATATGTGCTATATGAAGTACTGTCTGCGTCTGATATATGGTATAAATTACTTGTTGGAGATATTCCCGTTTCTGCTCCTGCGTCTGTCAAATATTTATAACAGTATTGATATACACCTACTGGTAAGCTACCAGATATAACATTGCTTAAAACTATTTGTGAGTGATCGCATTTAGGTGTAATATCTAATTCATCAGGATTTAAAGTTTCTAATCTTTTACCTCTTATATTTAAAGTTCTAAGTGGGTTTTTATTATCAGTCCAATAAATTCTAGAAATACAATCATTTTCTGTAATACCCTCAACTCTACACTTAATTAAAGGATCCATGTTTAGATTAGGAAATTCATTGCCTAAAAAATCATAACAAACTCTAAGCTCAGTTGTTTTAATAACGTTGTTGTCATTATCAAAATCTAATAAAAAGAAAAGTGTTTTAAAATCATCAATAGATGGTGATGTACCTATAAGACCACACACAATAAGAACTAATTGATTTTTAAATGAAAAATGCCCTACAATATTTACAGCATCTTTCAAAGACTTATTTTCAGTAGTTGTGCCGTCACCATCACCTACACCGTATGGTTTAATTGGATCTCCATTCGCATCAGTAGCTCCTACAAAATAGTCATAACTAAAAGGACTTGTTACTGGATCTCCATTATATAAATAGTCTGCCTTGCTTACTATATTGGTATCTGTTAAATCAATAACCTTTTTATTACCGTTTATGTTTTCAATAGTAAAAGTCGATCCATCTGTATTGATCACTTTTATATTCATTGCATCACGATACGTCCCGTCCAATTGCATTCTTGGATCAGAATCAGTAACTAAGCCTTTACTAAATCCTTTTAATTTGCTTTTCTCTGCCATTAATAACTATTTAATCCATCATACAACGGTGGGTTGTGCGATGTGATTGGAACTTTTGCGTTCCATATTTTACCTATTTTTAATAATTCTAATGAAGAAGGCATGTTATCATCACCTCTTACTTTAGCGCAAAGATGATACCATCTTCTCTCTAAATCTTTTATTATGTATTGTGGTGCATTACCAGCATAGTAATCTATAGACTTGTGTTTCCACATAATGTAAAACGCTACAGCCTCTTCGTGCCCCTGTCTTACTGTTGGGTATCCATTCTCGTCCGTGTGCGCGCGCAGGTAAGATATTACTACATCTTTACTATATTTTCTTGAAAAATTTAACCTATTACCTTCTACATAATATCTATCCTGTTGATCGCTTATCTTGCTTCTAAACTGCGAACTAGATGGCTCAATAATATTATCGCCAACTCTGACATTTAACAACTTGACTAAATCGTTAGGTAGCGTGATTTGTTTGTTTTGTATTCTGTTTTTAGCACCTGTAAATCTTTGTGTTATTTCAGGAGCGTCAGAAACATCCAACTCTATAATAATAGGATTAGCTTGAAATCCAGCACTAATAGTAAGTTCTAAAATATTAGTACCAGTTGTGTATGACGCATTTATACCTTTTGCATTTTTTAAATACGATCCATCTATAACCGATACTGCATTATCAAGCGTAGTGTCTAGATCAGCACCTATGGGTATTTCATGTGTTTCTGCTGTTGTTCCTACATAAGCAGAGCTACTTAGAAGCCTAAATACAAACTTAGTTCCATTAATTGTTATAGATTGTTTGTCTAAGGAATTATCAGTAAATTTTATTTTAGCAACTTGTGAGGCTGCTTCTGTAGCATAGGTTCTTTCAGCTCTTTCAAACGTATCTTTACTACCAATATATTGTTCTGCCTCAAACACCCATTCAGCCCAAGAATCTACATGTTTATTGTATTCTCTTAAGCCTAAGTTTCTAGAAACATTGTTAAATACTCTAAATGCGGATACTCTCATACTATGCTGTTGTTGCTATTAATACTTCTACTTGTACGTTTGCTGAATCTGCTCTTAAAAATATTTCATCTATAGCCCCACCTCTTGCAGTAACTGCTGTACCACCAGCGTTTGCTTCAATATCTGTAGATGTTAAAATAAAACTTGCATCTGGATCTACAGTAATACCTGCAACATCACCGCCTGTGTCCTCTAAGATAACTCCTACCGCATTAGTATCATCAAGATTGGTTATTCTAATGTATTCTACAGCAGATCTTTTAAAAGCTCCAGGAGCTCCAGCTTCACTACCATTATCTACTAAATCAACAATCTTTACTTGATTTGTATTTGGTAAATTCAAGATACGAACATCAATATTATCTATGCTTGCAAAAGTTTTAGTTAATGTCTGTGCGTGTGATCTATTGTCAGCAGAAGTGTTGTGTGTTACAGACAATGCCTCTGTGATGGTTACTGTTAATGTTCCTGCTGTTAATCTACTTGCCATTTTATGTAGTTTTTAATTTTTTAATTTCTTCTCTAAATATACCTAACGGCATAATTTTACATTTACTATATTTTTTTGGTCGTTTCCAAACAACCTTGTAATAATAATCATCTAGTATGGGTACTTTGTATTTAACAAGCTCTCCCTTAGCGTTAGACTCATTTATATCTACACGATAATGAAAAGCTCTTCTGTGATGTTTCTTGTCTAAATACAAGTAACCCATATCTCCAGGCAAATGAATTAGATCATTTTTTTGTACTAAATCTCTTGCCAGTATTTCAAAAAACTTTTTGATTACAGCATAATATGTTTTGTAATCAAGTTGTTTTTCCCTAAACTTTTTTTGTCCCTTCAACCAATCTCCCTTGACTGTTACAACTTTTTTTATATTGTTGTATATATCTCTAGCCGTTTCGTATTTATCTCTGTGCTTGCGGCTGAACATTCTTTGTCGTATCTGCGTTATCAGTTATTGGATCATTTATTGATGTTAGTGACGCTTGCATTTCTGCTCCCAATATTCTTCTATTTAAATCACTAACCATTTCTTGTGGTAGAGGATACTCTAAATCATCATTTGTCCAACTATTATTTTCAGTTGGATTTTTTAATAAAGCACTAACAACAATAGCGTATGATTTAGGTGTCGAATCATAACTTCCTACAGTTCCTCTGTTTACAGATAATAAATTATCTATTTGTAATATACATTGACCAGAGCTGTATATAGACATACTTGCTGTTGGCGTACTATGTGTAAATCTATTATGCTGTTTGAAAGTTGCTTCGTCTCTTGTTACTATAGAAACATTGGTAGATCCACGTCTTGTTTCTGAATCCTCTACACTTACAACACTAATCCTGCCTAAACCATGTTTAGAATTATTTGTAACTAAATGAGGTATTCTTAATCTTATAATACCGTAATCATTTGGTTCTTCAAAAAAATAAGAATGAGTGAGATCTAATGCGTTAACATCTTTTGCACCAGCTACAACACCATGAAACTTATTCAATCCAGCGTCATCTGCTGTTCTCCCAGAAAAAGGGATTATGTATGAAGGGCTGGTTGTATATGTATCATGATAAGTAGACCATACAGTATCTTTTTGATGATCATCTTCCTGTGTAATACCTAATATTTGATAACAATCAATAGGCACACCTCTGCCGTCAGCAATCAATTCACCTATTATCTGAGCCCTGTAGTAATGTATCCAAAACTTAATTTGTTGTGTAGATACATTTTGTTCAGTATTAGTATTACCGCCATAAGCGATATTTTTAATATTATATGCTAGTTCATTTAAAGTTGCCATACCACTTACAAAAATACTTTAATTTATTCGTATAAACAACAATAGGCCCTCTGCCCTAAAGCATGCAGACCTATTATTGCGCAGGGAGCAAAAAGCTCTTATATTGATTTGCTCTGCTCTGTCTCTATAGATTGTGATTGAACGTTCATACTTTCAATATTCACAACCATTTTTCTTACAGTTAAATCTAATATCTCTCGTTGATATATTTCCTTAACTCTATTGTTATCGTCATCATTAAAAACCTCATCTCTATCTCGAAATATAAGTTGTACTGCTTGCGATTCACCTGTTGTACTTGTAGGTCTAAAATAAACTTTTGCAATATTATTCATTCCGTGCCTAACATAACAATATGGATTTATATCAGAAGGTTTCTTAAAAGGATCAGACGTATGCTCGTGATCCCAAAAATCTTTTGTACCTATAATTTTATGATTTCTTCTTCTATAAGGCACATTCTCAGAGTCAAGCAAAAATGTTCTAAAATGAATTAAATGAATATAATTTTTATGTAAATCCATTCCAAAGCCACTCCAAACAGTTTCATCTTCTGTATCATCACTAGATCCTATTTGTTCTGTATGAACAAAAAACATCAATGCATCACGAGATATTTGTTCTTGATCGTAGAACTCATAGTGATGATTTATAAAAGCCATGATAGCTTGATCTAAGAATTTGTTTTTTTCTTCATCTGTAAAATAAGGCTGGTCAGCTTTATCTAACAAAAGATCAATCATATCATATGCTTCTTGTAAATTCACTATTTTTTAGCTTTAACTGTTTTAACTGGTTCTGCTTCAACCACCTCTTGTGGTGCATTACCTCTTAACTGATTCTTTAGTAAAGCATAAATATCAGAATTATCTTTTAACCACATGATAGCTTGATCTTCTGATAATCCTATGTTTGTAGATCCATATTTATATGTACCGTTTACAAACGTAAATATTTGCTTTTCTAAACATACTTTAATAAATACTTTGTATGGTGCATCAGCATCATTTAAGTACTCTATAAACTTTAATGGGTTGTCACTTGCGTAGCCAATAATCTTAGCTTTGCGAATGTTATCGTCCCAGTCTCCATTAAGACCTATAAGTCTACATAAGTTTTCTATTTCTTTTTTAGATAACGATGCGGCAGCTGTAACTGAATCGGCCTTAGCTAATGCTACTTCTGCTGCTTTGTTTTCTTGTTCAGATATATCTTCCATGATGTACTTTCCGCTCATCATAGGATGATCTTTTAAAAACTCATATATTCTTCTATCGTCTTCATCGTTAATGTCCAAAGGAACTACAGCTTGGAACATTTCCCAGCCAGTTGTTTCTAATCCATTTGGATCAATAAGTGTGATTAGCTTCCCTTTTCTGTTTTTGTAAGTGCCAAACTTAGCATAGTTAAACTTGCCTGGATTAGCTGCTTTTATTAATACTACGTGTTTCATTTCATTTAGTTTTAGTTAATTACTCCCTTACTTTAAATTTGTTGGATCACCTTGTTTAGTTCTTACGACTCTATTTTTACCAGTTATCCAAGTTTTGTTTGCGGATGTATTAAGCCATTTAAGACCTCCACTACCTTTTACATTGATGTGGAAAGCTCTTGACTCTACTTCTTGTGGTTCGTTTGTAATATCTACAACCTTACCATCTCTTACCGCTAGAATTGTTTTCATATTGCAAATATAAGAATAATGGAGGGGACAAGCCCCTCCGTTACTCAAATTGTTAATTACGATGTAGTAATAGCTCCACTAATAGAAGAACCACCACCCATTATAACATAAAATCCGCCAACAAAAACTAGCTCAACAAAATCACCAACTTCTGCAGAAGTACCGAAAAGAATGTTAGAGACTTCTGTACCAGCAGTACCAGCACCTACATCACCACCAGCATCCTTTAAAGGACCAGCAATAATAGCAGATCCAGCAGCAATAGTAATTACCTCAGCTGGAGTTACTTCTGTGTTCACAAATCTAAACCACATTCCCTCCTCTGCTTGAGCAGCGGTTGGTAATGTAATTGTATACGCTGCCGCAGAAGCATCACTCAAAAGAAAAATCTTTCCTGAATCTTCAGCAGTTAACGTTTTTGCAGCATTCGCTGTTTCTACAATATATGCTTGACGCATTTTTGGAATGTGTACTGATTCAAAACCAGCAGCATTCGCTGTTCCGTCAAATTTTGTAGGAGTTAAGAAACCACCGATAGCAGTTCTTAACTTATTAAAATCAAATTTTAAAGCCATTTCTATTTATTTTAAATATTAAAAATTAAGGTATTGCCGTTAAAGCTTCTCTTCCGTCAATACCAGTTAAGTGATTATTGAGGGGTTACTCTGTACTTCACCCCTCTTTAATCGTTAAATTCAGTTATTAAGCAGATTTGCTATAGTTTGCTACAGCAGAAACATCTGCAATTGCAAAATTACTATTCAAACTATCTGCAACTGTGATAACACCTTGTCCTTGAACAACCAAACGAGCTAACTCTTTAGCTACTTCGTCTGCTTTATTCGCAGTACAAGTAAGTTCAGCACTACCAGCAGCGCCATCATCACCTTTAAAGTGAACATCAATAGCTGTGGTGCTTAATAATTCAATGTGGTGAATATTATCAACATTTACAAAGCCGCCATCATTAGCGTCTACTATAAAACCTAACATACATCTTGCCATAATTTCTATATATTTATATTATGATGCGGATAAAATTCCACAAGATAATGGGTTACGAACTATAATTCCAGACTCTGACATAACGTGACACTCAAACTTGTCATCAGCGTTAGCAGACATCATTGATTTTTGATCATAAGGATTGATCATACCAGCAACGTACTTTTTAATAAAAGAACGGTTAGTACCTTCAGCACCTTTAGTAATCAATTCAATGTTAGATACACCTGAAGTCTTACCGAAATCAAGGAATACCATTTTAGCAGATTCTTTCAATCGGTTATCACCGAAAGCGTTAGTACCTGAAGCAGCGCTGTGAATGTTTTGATCATCGAATACAGGACAGTAAGCCATTGTAAGCTTGTTTCCTAATGCTTCGTAAGATACAAAGTTAGCACCTAAAGATACATCTCCACTAACACCAGACATTGATCCACCTGTGAACGATCCAGAAGGAGCGATCAATAAGTCTTTCATTGCCTTGTGGAATGCTAAACGTCCTTCAGTACCTGTGAATACAACCCACTCGTTACCTTCAGCGTTAGTAGCATTTAAAGATAGTTTAGCTAAAAACTCAGTAATAATGTCTTCAGTCAAAGCGCCTAATGTATAAGAAGCTTGGTTAGAAGAATCGATTTGAGCCAATAGACCATCACCTGTTACAATACTTGATGCTTGAGTACCTGAAGTACCTAAAGAAGAAGTAGAGTAAGCGCCTGGTCTTTGAGCTGTAGTATCAGTAACTGATCTACGACCATACCATCTTTGAAGCTCTTGCTGATACATGAACTCATCCATCATCATTTGCTCTTTAGTAAAGTACCATAGACGGTGACCATTGTTCTCGATCCAAGTTACATCAGTAAGGTCTTTACCTGTTACTGAACACTTCTTACGCATTGTAGTTAAGAAGTTAGTGTAAGTATCTGGATACACGTAGTTTTCACCTACATCAGCTCCATTAGAACCGTTAGGGAAAGCTGAACCAATAGAAGCAACAATTGCTTCGTCAGCAACGTCAGATCTTTTAAGACCAGCTACTACAGATGAACCATCATGAGCACCAACCATTTCAAACTTAACAATAAAGTCAGTTGCTGCACCTGATGCAGATGTGTTTGCAATAGGATCTTCCAATACTAAAGCTGTAGCTCCAGACTGGAAACGAAC